GGCTTCGGCAGCGAACTGGTGGCACGGAGCGTGTCAGGTCAGTTTGCAGGGACTATCACCTTCGACTGGCCGGCGGACGGCTTGGTAGCCACCTTGCGGATCAGCAAGGCCCGCCTCGAGACCTAGCCAGGCGTGGGACCAGTTCCCTGGGTCAAACGCCTCAGGATACGTGCGATCGCTCTCATGTCATAAGGCTTGTTCACGAAAACGGCGGGAGGATGCAGTCCGGCGAGGCGGCTCATGAGGCTTTCAGCGTACCCGGACACAACCAAAACGGGGATGGCCGGATATCGCCGGCGGGCGTAGCTGGCTAGATCGACACCGTCGAGTGATCCAGGCATGCGAACGTCGGTAAACAGAACGTCGATCGGCTCGGGTCCATCCAAGAGCTTAGCTGCCTCGTCGCCATTCCAGGCTTCGAATACCTCAAAGCCCTCGTCTCGCAGGAATTCCCCCGTGACCAGGCGAATGATGCCTTCGTCCTCAACCAGCAACACCCGCACTGCACTCACTGTGGTACTTCCAGCTGGCCAAGGCCCAGCTCATCCGGCTGACCTGCTAACCCCGCGCGGCGCGCTACGTTGCGGCCGTTGTACTACTACTCGGCGGGCGCGCTGCAAGAGACCGAGAGCATTGAAGGTGCTCCAGCCTATCTGCGCCTGCCGAAAGGGTTCGCTCATGCCTCGTCGCTCCCGCACGGCCGCCGCAGCCTCACCCCCGCGCCGTTCTCCGGAATGAACTGCACCCCTGCGGCTCTCCCCGCGCTGACGGTGCGCCTAATGCTGTTCGCCGCCTCTGCGCAATAAAGGGGAAATCCGTCCATCGCCGAACCCGTCCAACCAAGCTTGGCGCAGGGATGGAAGGCGATGTGAGTAGGGGCAATCTACAACACACGATCCGGGCTTACGTCCCTCTTGCCAGCCTTGGATGGCGGCCAAGCACATCGCCCTGAGGAGTACGAGCTGGGCTTCGGCATTGCTGGGGCATTCTTCAAAGGGCTCGATCAGGGGTTCGATCCTTGGCGGGCTGTCTGCACCCTTACACCGAGCCCGTCCCCGTTCTCGAAGGTGAACTCCGCGCCAGCGCTCTCAAGCGCGCCACGTATCATCCGCCGGCTGAGCGATGGAAGCATCTCACCTTCCTCGAACCGCCTCACTGCGCTTCCCATCAACCCGGCCCGCTTCCCCAGCGCACGCATACTGAGGCCGAGCGCTGTCCGCGCCGCCCGACACTGCAACGGTGTCACCGCGGTTCCTCCTCAAGATCTTCGATCCTGCTGGTCCGGAGTACGAAGGTCGTTCCGACAGCAGCGGGGCCAGGAACGAGGATGATCGAGCAGCGGTTGCTACAGAGAGCCGATCTATAGTTGATCAGCCGTCTTTCTTTAGACGTACGACTGCCGAACCTCCACTTCTAGGAACAGACACCCAGCAGCCCTGACGCTACCCTCTTGACGAACGTCGCTGCTGCCGCAGCGTTCACGATGACTTCCGCAGTCGCACGCCGGGTCCATCGCCACTCTCATGCACAAAGATCACGCCCGCGGCCTCTAGCGCGGCGCGGATGGCGGCGACGGTGCCCGCATGAGACCGCCGTGTGCCTGCTTCCAGGTTCCTAACAGTCTGCTCGCTGAGCCGGGCACGATTGGCTAGCGTCCATTCATCCCAGCCGAGCAGTGTTCGCGCTTGGCGGCACTGATCGTGGGTCACGGGTCGGACTTCCGCAACCGCACGCCAGCTCCTCCGCCATTCTCAGGTATGAACTCGATGCCGGCCGCCTCTAGGGCGGCGCGGATGGCAGCCAGGGTGCGGGGATGTGGCTGGCGACGCCCGGTCTCGAAATCGAACAGCGTCGAGTGCCCGACCTCTGCCTTTGAAGCGAGATCTTCCCGCCTGAGGTTCAGCATCGCCCTCGCACCGCGGCACTGTTCAGGCGTCATGGCTGATGTCGGCAATGATTGTTGACTTCGGTTAAGGTTGTCCCTAACCATAGCTGGAGTTTGCAATGATTGCCAGCTTCGGCCGAGCGAAGGGGGTGGAGCCCCAACGCCCGGCCTGACCGCAACCCTTGCTGTGGAGCAGCACGGATCATGGCTGAACACGCCCTTATCACGCCCACCACCCCGCCCAGAAGATCGCTATGCGCCTCGGGGGTGGCGATGGACGCCAGAAGAAGACCGGCGGTCAAACCGCTATCCGTGCCGCCTGAGATCCGCACTCGGATCACGGCGGAAATCCGGTCCCTGCTGGATCGCGCCGCCTACCTGATTGACTTCCTCAACGCGGCCGACGCGCCGTTGCTCGACATGGAGCCCGACGCCGACGGCGAGGCGGACGAGGCCTCCGCCCAGCCCCTCACCCTCGCCATGGACCGCTTCCCGCCGGTCGTGCATCGCCCCAGCGTCGCCCAGATGCGCCGCGCCTACCGCGCGACAGGCACCGCCGTTCCCGCCAATCTACGCTTCGATATCTTCGGCCGGAGGCGCGCATGAGCCGCCCCTTCCGCGCGCTGCCCCAGAAACCAACCGGCTCCCGGCCGCCCCGTCGCGGGTTACTTGCGGCCATGTCAGCTTTGGCTTTGGTGCCTGCTGGGGTGGCTGCAGCGCCAGCCCTTCGCCGTCTCCACGTCACTGTCAGTTCGGATATCCCCATCTCTGACGTGGAGATGGCGGAGGAGGAAATTGCGGCCGTCAGAGCCCGGCACCCGGACGCCGCCCTGCTCACGGCCTGCGCCGAACACCTGCGCCTCGCGGCGGAAGAGCTGCGCCTGTTGGAGGTGATGCGGTCCTTCGACTTGGAGGACACCTCCGCCCCGGCAGAGGCCGCCGAGCAGGCGTGGGATGCGGCTGTCGACCGTTCCAGCGATGCCCTTTCCGCGCTGATAAAGAGGCAGGCGCTGACCTATGACGGCGCCGCGGCCAAGGCCCGTTCAGCATTGGTCTTCAGAAGATCCATCGCAAGTCCCGGCGACACTGACGCGGACCTGAACCTTGAGGATCTGGCGGCGCTCTCCGTTCTGCGCGACCTGGAGTGGCTGATCGGGGGTGTGGCATGAAGGAGAACGCCTTCGATCGCATCTACACGGAAATTCTGGACGCGCAGTGTGGCGTCTACGCCATTCAGGAGATCATGCGGGACATCAGCCCTGCTGGCGACAGCCTCCAACACGAGCACCGCCAGCTCGCGGTGGAATGGGTCACAACCCGCATCACTGCTCAACTGAACGAGATCAGTTCCTACGCAGAGGCCGAGGCGCGCGCACAGAGGAGGGCTGGGGCATGACCGGCTTCCTTCCTGGCTGGCTGGCCTTGATCGGGATCTTTTGCGCCGGATCCATGACCGGCGCCGTCATCGCCGCGCGCTGCGGTGTCCCGCTGTGGCTCTTGCCCCTGGCCGTCGTGCTGGCGGCGGGCACCTGGTCATGAGCCGCACCGTGACAGGGAGGGTGGGCGCTATGCCCACCCCCTTCCGGCCCGCTACAATCCCCCACGGCGGGGCTAGGTTTGGCCGCCAAACGTCCGTCTCTCCGCGTCGGGCTGCCCCGCTCCTGAACTGCGGAATGCGCTGCGGAGGCGTTGATGGATGCAGAAGACCTGCCAGAGGCGACGCTGGGCGAAGATCGCAAGACGGCGCAGCTGGCGGAGTTAAGGCGCCTCGCGAACGTAACCGAGAACAATCTTGCCGTTTGGCAGGCGCTTGCTCTTCACCTTGGGGGGCGGAACGCCTTCGAGGCCTACGACCGTACAAAGGTCGAGGATGGGGACATGGTCACGATCCCCGCCTGGTGTGCGCAGTACCTGCTGCAGTCCGCGATCAACATCGGCGAGTTGAGCAACCATCATTTCCTGCATCGCCAGGATCGGAAGACCGGCGTGAGCCCGGAAGCGGCATTGGAGATGCTCCCGAGAGCACTGGGGCTAAGCGGCAGCGGCTGGAATGCCTTTCGACGCGCAGTTTCAACATGGGAGAGCCTGCAGGACTGGCGCATGTTCCAAGATGCCAAGGAGCGTGGGCTCTCCTCCTCGGATGCAGTGGAGGAGGTACGCCGGTTCCGCAACCTGGGAAGTGGACCCAGGGACCATCGCGCCGCTGCACGCCGCATCAGCGATGGCCGCAAGCTCGAGGAGATGCTGACAAAACCTCACCCCTAGGTTCTGTCCTGACAGAACCTACCCCCGAGCATCGGTCTTTGCGCCCAGGCTTTCTGTGGAGCAAATCAGGTGTCCTGAACAACGCGGGACGCCGAGACATGCAGATGCAAACTCAGCCGAATGGCGCGCTCACCCACCGCATCGATCGTGTGGTGGAGATCACCGGCGCGAGCCGCACGAAGGTCTATGAAGCCCTGAAGGCAGGGGAGCTCGAGGCCGTGAAGTTCGGCCGCGCCACGCTGGTGTTAGACGCCAGTGTTCGCCGCTGGATCGCCAATCTGCCGCGTTACGCGGCCTAAACGAAGCAACGCGCCGCGGTGAGGACACCGACGACGCGCTGCGGGGAACAATACTGCTACTGAATACGCGGACCTGACATCCGCGATGTAGCGTGCCCTGCTCGCTTCGCCAAGAACTTTCCGCGGTCTTCGATGGAGAAGCCCGTGAAGACCACTCGCAAGAAGCGCAAGCCCGAGGCTCCACGCTCCGCCGCGGTACGCCTGGTGCAGGTCCCCGCTGCTGTGGATGCGGATGGCGAGCCGCGCATCGCGCTGGAGGTGCTGCCGCATCCTGGCAGCATGTCCCGCCGGCCGGTCCTGATGATGTTCACCACGATGGCGGCGGCGCTTGCCAGCAAGCAACGCATGGAGGGCGGAACCGTCTGATGGCACCCTTTGGTGACCCCATGCCTGAGCCGGCGCCGCAGATGTCCGCGGTGGATCTCGCCAGCCTCTCAGCGCTTCTGCGCTGGGTGGCCTGGCAGACCGAGGGCCGCGGTCCTCAGGGCAAGCCGACCAAGGTCCCCTATGGGCCAGACGGAAGGAAGGCGCGCGCCGACGCGCCGTCCACCTGGGGCACGCGTGCGGCAGCCGAGGCTCGTGCAGCCAAGCTTCCGCGGCCTTTCGGTACCGGAGGTGTGGGACTGGAGCTCGGCGACCACGACGGCCTCGCCATTGGCGGCATCGATCTCGACAGTTGCCGAGATCCCAACACCGGCGCGCTGACGCCCTGGGCCACCGATGTGCTCGAGCTCTTCCGCTCTTACGCCGAGGTGTCTCCCAGCGGGACAGGTGTGAAGGTGTTCTTCCTCTTTGACGGCGCGGACCTTCCCGCACTTCGCGCCACGATGGGCACCGAGCATGGCAAGCAGTTCAAGCGGAAGGGTGGCGGCGATCATCCTCCCGCCATCGAGCTCTATGTCGGCAACCGCTACTTCGCGGTGACGGGCCAGATCCTCGACGGCTACCCGACCGAGCTCCGCAAGGTGGAGACGGAAACCCTGGACTGGCTGGTGACGACCATCGGTCCCGAGTTCGCATTTGCCGTGCCCGAGGGGGAGGAGCCGCGGAGGCCGCCTGGCAAGATCCGGCAGGCACTCGGCCCGACCAAGGCCGGTGACGGTAGCCGCAGCGCCGCTGCCTTCAAGATTGCCGCTGAGGTGAGGCGCGGCGGGGGTGATTTCCCTGACTTCCTGGGGGCTCTGGAAGCCTCCCCGGAGACCGCCGCATGGAAGGTGGAGAAGGGACAAGCTGAGGGCGGGCGCGAGCTGCGCCGCGCCTGGGAGCGGGCCGGGCAGGCGGTGGAGCAGGATGTGCTGCTCACCGAGCATGGCGTCGCCCTCGCCTTCACCAAGCGGCACCAGAACGGCCTGCGCTACTGCCACGACGCCGGTAGCTGGTACGAGTGGACCGGCACCCACTGGGGGCAGGATCGCAAGCACGCCGCCTATAGCTTCGCTCGGCAGCTCGTGGCCGAAGCCAACCGGGAGACCGACTTCAAGACCCAAGCCATCACGGGTAAGGCTGCCTTCGCGGGCGGGGTGGAGAAGTTCGCGCAGCGCGATCCGGCGCTCGCCGTGACCGCCGAGGCGTGGGATCGCGATCCATACCTCCTCGCCACCCCCGGCGGCACCGTGGATCTCCGCACCGGCATTGTGCACTCGGCCTCGCCAGCCGACATGATGACGCGGGTCACCGCCGTGGCACCTGCCGAGGTGGGCACCGATTGCCCGACTTGGCGCGCCTTCCTCCAGCAGGCGACGCAGGGTGACATCGCCCTGATCGGCTTCCTGAAGCGCTGGTGCGGCTACTGCCTGACTGGCGATACGAAGGAGCACGCCCTACTCTTCGGATATGGGCCGGGTGGCAACGGCAAGTCGGTCTTTCAGAACACCCTGCAGCGGATCCTGGGCGATTATGCCGCGGTTGCCGCCATGGACACCTTCACTGCCAGCCACGGGGACAAGCATCCCACCGACCTCGCCATGCTGCGCGGAGCCCGTCTGGTGTGCGCCAGCGAGACGGAAGAGGGCCGCGCTTGGGCGGAGAGCCGGATCAAGCAGATGACCGGCGGCGATCCCGTCTCGGCGCGTTTCATGCGGCAGGACTTCTTTACCTACATCCCGCAGTTCAAGCTGACGATCGTTGGCAACCACAAGCCCGTACTGCGCAACGTCGATGAGGCCGCGCGGCGCCGCTTCAACATCGTCCCCTTCCTGCACAAGCCGACGAACCCCGATCGTGACCTTGAGCGCAAGCTGGAGGTCGAGTGGCCCGCCATTCTGCGGTGGATGATCGATGGCTGCCTCGCCTGGCAGGTGGATGGGCTGCCCAAGCCGGCAGTCGTTGCGGAAGCAACGGCAGAATACTTCGAAGCGCAGGATCACTTCGGCCGGTGGCTCGCCGAGTGCTGCATTCGCGATCAGGCCCTGAACACAAAGCCGGCGGCTCTGCTCGGCAGCTTTCAGCAGTGGTGCCAAGCCAACGGTGAGGAGGATGCGGACAACAGGCGCCTCCGGGGCATGATCGAGCGTACTCCGGGCCTCCGCTATGTCACCACGAAGGGCATCCAGTGGGTCCGTGGCATCGGACTGCGACCGCCCAACGCCTCTCCCAGGGGTGGAGGGGTGGAGGGTGGTGGAGGGTCAAACCCATGATGCACCACACGCGCGCGCATGTATGGAGTGGAACGGGTGAACCCTCCACCACCCTCCACCCTGGGGAGCAGATCGACCACGACGAGGCTGAGCAGGCCGCTCTTCGGGCCCACTACTCCGCCCGACCCGGCCCACCCCTCCCTGAGCGTGACCCGCTGGCAGAGGGGCTGCTGCGTGGATTTTGGGCGCACCGCAGTGGACGGACGGCATGAGTGCTTCGGATACGCCCCTGCCGCTGTCCGCTGGTCCCTCGCTGCCTGCCCCAGGCACCCGCACACCGCGACTACGTGCGCCAACCCCCGGCACCCCGCCCATATCGCCATCCGCGCTGGATTGGCTGGCGCAGCGGATCGGCACCGAACGGGCGCGCGAGTTGGTCCAGGCAGCATTGCCAGATCCGGCTGCGGCCTTGCGCGAGCTAGACCTTGCCGCAGCGCGCATGGAGGCCGCAGGTAAGGCCGTTCGCAGCAGTCCTCGACGGGACTATGGAAGCTTGATGCGGCAGATGCATGAACTGCTGTCCGAGGGGATCGCGAAGACCCCGACGGAGGCAGCGCGCACCGTCATGATGGGCGAGCCAGAGTATGCGTTTACGACGCTGATGGGCCGCTGGCGGGCTGCAAGGCGGGAGGGGTGAACGAAACGCTCACCACCTCCTAGGTTCCTCCCTGTCATCTTTCCGAACACGGGGAATTCGCGCCCCGGTGCTCTCGATCCTCTGAGAAAAATTTTCGGAGGTGGTAATATTTGCCCCCGCAAAAAGCCTTACGCAGCAGGGCTGAGCCGCCGGTCAAACAATTGATTGCCGCTCCCCGGAACTGGGGAGCGAGGTAGTCCCCACCGTGGGGAGAACCTCCGCACCGCGACGCCCCGGTGAGATAGTTTGGCGCGCTACACTCTATCATCGCGAATTCTCCGCGCGTGCGCGAAGGTGGGTGCAGCGAAGTTCCATGCACCCCGGCCGTGTTATCGCGGCACGCCCGGAACCTCGCGGAGGCCTACGTCCTCAGGGCGGTACGCGGGCCTCCGGTGCGGCTAAGGAGCCTTCCGGCTTCCTTTCATCCTTAGCCGCACCGCCGGGGAGCAATCCTAAACCGGAGGCCCCGTGCCCACGTACTCGCCCGCCCGCTTGCATCAGGTAGCGCTGACCGCCGAAACCGGGATGGCGGCAGCACGTGCACTTGAGGCCCGGCTGCGCGGTACGCTGACGCACCGCCGTGTCGCTGCCGAACACGCTCTCCATCAGCTGCAGAACGATCCGCGCGCGACCGACGAACAGCGCCGCCAAGCGGCTGCAGCACTTGCCAGCATCCGCGCGGAGATGGCCGCTGTGACCGCCGAGATCGAGCGCATCGCGCCGCCGGCGGTTCAGGCCGGGCGGCTCCTCAACGCCTGCCGTGACTGGATCCTGCAGACGAAGGCGAGCGCCCGATGAAGATGCACCGCGACATAAAGCGCGCTCCCCGTAGCGACGCTGCCGAGCTTGAGCAGATCCGCGCCGAGATCGCCGCCCTGCTTGCCGAGCGCGAGGCGCTGGAAGCCTCGCCCGACCAGGTGGAGCAAAAGCGACGCCTTCGCGCCGTCACCGAACAGATCTTGCTCGCCGAAACGGGCGAGGAAGCCTTGATCCGCAGCATGGAGGCGCAAGGCCGCTCCGTGCTGCGCCGCCCTGACGCAGCGCCGGCTGTCGTGCTGGCCCCCTGACTGGAGATGCCGATGATGGACTTCCTGAAGCTCCGCCCTTCCGCGAATACCGCCGCCTCCATCGAGGAGGCGCTGGAGCGCGCCAAGGCCGCCCAGGTGGAGGCGCTGCAGCGCGTCGAGACCGCCAAGCAGCGGCGGGATGAACTGCTGCTCGACGGCGAGGCCGGCCCTCTCGCCACGGCTGAGAAGGCACTGGTGACGGCCCGCGACGACATCGATCGGACGCAAGCCATGGTGACGGCGCTGGAGGCACGGCACGCCACAGCAAAGCGGACGGAGACGATCGGTCGGGTGGATGCGGCCGGCTCCGCCTACGTGGCTGCCGATGCCGAGCTTCGCCGGTGGTGGGAGAAAAACGAGACGAGCCTTCGGCGCATCCTCAGCGAAGGTCACCGCCTCACGGTCGCCCTCAGCTCCTCCAGCCACGAGCTCAGCCGTCAGAGGACAATCGTTGGGCACGACTATCCCGACGCCGAGTTCGCGGAGGTCCATGTGCTCTATGGCGAGCACCGTGACTGGCCGCAGACGCTGGCCCGCCTGATCGAGCGTGGGGTTGCGTCCCCGAAGGCTGCCGCTCCGGCAGCGGTGGAAGAGGCCGTGGAAGAGGTTCGTCCGCTCCCTGCAGGCCCCGGCAGCTTGGCCATGGGCCTCCCGGACGACCGCAAAGGCGGGGCGCTCACCGTCCGCTACGGCGCGCAGGCGTGAGGACGGACGCGATGCAGAACATCAGCAATCCGCCCGGCCAGACGGCGGTGCCGGACGGATCGGGCGGCATCAAGTTCGTCCCCCACGCTGCCTCGCCGCAGGGTCAGCCCTGGGGACACTACCGGTACACGGACGCGAACGGCGCCCTGCAGGTTGCCCGGGGCCCGAGGCCGAGCCCGGGGGCTGGCGCCTATGACTGGCACCCCGATGGCGGAGGGAGCGCGCCGGCTGCCGGTGGGGCAACCATGACGGTACCCCCTTCGTCGCCACCCTCCCAACCCACACCCCCACCCGTCCCGCAGGTCGCGTCTCTGCAGGCCGGTTGGGAAGCCAGCATCCAGCGCGTCTGCGGAAGCATGCGCGGTGCGACCGAGGAGCGCCGGCCATGACCACCGCGAACGCATTCAGCAGCGAGCCAAGGGCCGACAAGATCCGCCGCCTCTGCTCTATGGCGGGGCGCCCGCAGGACGCCGAGATGCACCTCGCCTCGGATCGCAGCACCGGCGAGATCGCGGTTGCGCTGATCCACGCCGCGGCGGGGGTCAAGCCCGATGGGGCGGAGGACTTCGACGGCACACTCAGAAGCGAACGCACCGTCCGCTCAAGCCAAGACGAAGCAGACCGCCGCGCACGCGTGCGGAACGGAGGGAAGTGACCTATGCATCGCATTGACCACCCCACGGCCGGGCCACTTCTCCCGGCACCAGGACCGGCTGGAACTCCGGGGTTCTTCAATCCGGACACGGTTCTCACAAAGGACTGGGCCAACGCTATCCAGGAAGAGCTGGTTGCCATTGTGGAGGCTGGCGGGCTCACGCTCAGCAAGACCATCCGCACCCAGGTCCGTGACGCCCTGCGCGCCCTGTTCGGCGGCACCGGCCTCCTCGGCGCGACCGGCTACATGCGCCTGCCCGGTGGTCTCATTGCCCAATGGGGCAACAACGCGACGGCTCCTACTGGAAACGTCAACTTCGCCTTCCCGATTGCTTTCCCAACGGCTGTTACATCGATCCAAATCACAGAGGGATCAGCAAGCGGCTGGGGCTCCGCGTTCGGCACAATTTACGGTGTCACGGTCTCAAACGCTGGCGGGTTCGAGGTGCGATGCCAGGCATGGACGGGAAGTGGCTTTACGGGAGCGGGCGCGAACTTCTTTTGGTTGGCTCTGGGATATTGAGGTGAAGACATGACAAACGATGACGCCGCCTTCGGGCAGAAGTACGTCACTGTCGATGCGGATGGGCGAGCCTCCGCTTTCTATGCTGCCAGGGTTCACAACAGCATCCCCGCGGACGCTATCCCGATCTCCGATGAGGTCTGGGCCGAATGGTCACAGGCGAGCCAGCGGAAGGTCTGGCAGGGTGGCGAGCTTGTGGACGCGCCCGAGCCGCCGGAGCCGGCGCCCGCGTCCCGCACCTGTACCCCGCGCGAGTTCATGGACCGCTTCGAGGATGAGGAAGAGGACCGGATAACCGTTAAGGCAGCGCAGGCCGCAGCCGCGGGACAACCCAGGCTGCAACGCTTCCTGAACCGGCTGATTGCCAGCACTGTGGTGGAGCTGGACCACCCGGAACTGAAGGCCGGCATGGACGAGGTCGTGGCCGCGGAACTGCTCACCCGCGAGCGCGCTGACGCGATCCTGGCATCGGGCTGATCCCATGGCCTGCACCCTCGCCCCGGCCGCTGGGCATGCGTTCCTCGTTGGGCGAGGGAAGGGTCATACGTCCGCTGCGGGTCCTTCCCGGGGCCCCGCCCCCACACGGGGTATTCGCGACCGCGGTGTGTCCGCAGCTACGGCCCTCCAAAAGTGGGTGACAGGTGACGCATGGTAGCCGAGGCGGTCTGCAGCCAAGCGATGTTCGCCCAGATGCACCGGGTATCCCGGCAGAGCGTCACGCGCTGGAAAGCCCGTGGCTACTTGGTCTTTCGCGGAGACGAGGTGCTCATCGAGGCTTCGAACGCGAAGCTCGCCGCCGCTGGCAAGTCACGCCTCCCGGTTGTCACCCCAGCGCGTCACCCCGTCACGGACACCGCGGACAAGGTGACGATTTCGGAGGCGGCTTCGTCACTCGCCTGCGTGCTCGACGGCACCGGCTTCGACATCGCCCTGGCGCTGCTGCCCCACCTTCCCATGGAGATCGTCCGCCCGCTGGTGGAGCACGTCATCGCGCAGGCCCGCGTGGGGACCGTGGAGATCCTGGACGAGAAGGGGCCGCCTCCCGGGCTCTCAAGCTGGGGCGAGCACGAATGGTTCACCCGGCCCCCTCTGTCAGAGGCCGAGTGGCTGGAGGTGCCCGAGGAACTGCGGCTCCACGGCCTGCCGAAGCCGCCGACCCCCTGGCTGAGCGCCGCAGCATGACGCCACCCGCTACCCTCTTTCGGAGACATGGCCATGGCCGTTGACGAACAGTTCCGCGCAGTTATCTCGGTCGATGACCGCACCGCCCGGCCCATCCGGCAGATCCAGCAGAACCTCCGGGCTCTGAGCGAGAACACCGGCCTTGGCCGCTTCGCCCAGGTAGCCGGCCGGATCGGCGCCTCCATGGCAGGGCTGGCGCGAACCACGGCTTCCATCGCCGCGCCGCTCGCCGCCGTGGGTGCCTTGGGGGCGGGTGCCGGCCTGGTGCAGATGGCGCGCTCCGCAAGCGAGAGCGTCGGCGAACTGCAGCGCCTGTCCACCATCACCGGCCTGGCGGTCAGCGATCTGCAGGAACTCGGCTCCGTGGCCCGGTCCACCTCGGGGGTGGAGCTCGATAACTTCGCCGACAGCATGCAGGAACTGCAGAATGCCATGCGGGAGGCGGCGTCGGGCGACAACAAGGACGTCGCCGCGCTCTTCAAGAAGCTGCGGATCCCGCTGACGCAGATGCGGAACGGCCGGCGTGAGGTGCGCAGCCTGGCGGAGGTGCTGCCCGAGCTGGCGGAAGGCTTCCGTCTGAACACGGATCCCGCGCTCCGGGTGGTGATGGCGTCAAAGCTGATGACGGACGAGGGCCGCCGGCTGATCCCCATGCTGGCAGGCGGGGCGCGTGGCCTGGCCGAGGCGCGGGCCGAGGCGCGGCAGTACGCCGCCACCCTTGACGGGGAGACGCTGCAGGGCGTCCAGCGCAGCCGCCAGGGGATGATGAACTTCACTGCCGCCATGGACGGGCTGCGCCTCGCAATCGGCACGCGTATGGCCCCGGCCCTGGGCGAGCTGGGGCAGCACTTCGCGAACCTGATCAAGCAAAACCGGGATGCCATCGCCGAACGCCTGGGAAGCTGGGCAACGGAAATCTCCACCTCCTTGAAGGGGATCAACTGGACCGAGGTGGCGGAGGGCTTCGAAAGCGCCGGTAGAGCGCTGCGGACACTCAACGAGATGGTCAAAGACACCGTGGGCTGGAAGAACGCCTTCATCGGCCTCGGAGCGCTGCTGGCCGCACCCTTCGCCGCGGGCGCCCTTTCGGCCATCGTCAGCCTCGGCAAGATCATCGCCTTCCTCGGCGGGCCGGTGACCTTGGCGATCGCAGGCATCGGCACGGCGATCGTGCTGGCCTGGAAATACTGGGACGAGATCAAAGCCTTTGTGGAAGGCGTGAACACCGCCATGAAGCGCCTGCAGGATGATGCGATTGCGGCGGTTCTGGCTGGGTTCCGCGAGATCCTCGCAGTGGTCGAAAGGATCATGGACGCCTGGAACCGTGGGCAAGGGTTCCAGTCACCGGCGGCCCCTGCGCCAGGGCAGGGGCAGCAGCGGTACGGCGGCCGCGCCGGTAATCTCTACGATGCGCCGGCGATCGATCCCGAGACCGGGCAGCCCGCATTTCGCCGGATGTCCTTCGGCACGGAGCCTCGCGAACGCCCCCGCATCTGGGGGCCTGCACCGGCGGCCGCGGCGCCGCGCGAGGGTGCGCTTCGGGTGGAGGTGGATTTCCAGAACACCCCGCCTGGTACCCGCATCAACACCGAGACCACCGGCACCGCATCTCGCCTGCCGACCCTCAACGTCGGTTACGCCCGCATGGGCGTGGCCTGAACCATCCACCACCAAGGAGAACCGGTCATGGCCGAGAACAACACCCTGACGCTCACCAAGCCGATCACTGCCCACGGGCAGGAGATGACCACGCTCAGCTTCCGCGAGCTCACCGGCGGCGACCTGACCTCCTGCGGAGTGCCCTTCACCTTGGGGGCGAACGAGGCCGTCGAGATCAAGGCCGATGCCATGGGGCGGATGATCGCGGCGCTGGCCTCCATCCCCCCGTCCTCCGTGGCGCACATGAACGGTTCTGACTGGATGGCGGCCGCTGGGAAGGTGGTGGGTTTTTTCGGGGCACCGACCCCCAGGACCTCATAGCGACATACTTCGACTGCGCCGTGTTCTACCGGGACCTCAAGCACATCATGAGCCTGGAGCTCTCGGACCTGGACCAGTACGTGGCGCAGGCGACGAGGATCGCGAAGGAGCGGGTGCAGGGGTGACGACGATCCCCCCGGAACATCACGCCTTTCTGTAGATGCTGAGGGGCGCCGGCCGTTCCGAGGTGGGAAGGTAACGGAGGTGTATGTTGCGCCGCACCGCCAAGGATGTTCCCGTTTAAGTTGAGTGATGAACTTAGGGACCAACCCTGTGGCGACTGCGCGGCCTCCGAAAGATTATGCGCGCCTCCTCTATGTCGAGACCATGGCCGACCCGCGATCAGAGGACGGGACACGGGTCTTCGTCCAATACGAGACAGCCCACGGTGTCAGAGCGACTGCGCTCTCACCGGAGCGAGCCAAGGAGCTCGGCCTGTTCGACGCGCACTGGCGCAAGCAGCTTGTGCCTGTGCCGAGGCCTTAGGATTGCTGAGGGGCGGTGGAATGACGCGGGCCTGGACGTAAGGGGAGCGACCCCAGGAGGTTCAGCTTGCCAAGCCCACCTCTGGGCTCACCCGCGTGCTATCGGACGTCCGAACGTGAATAGTGCATGTATGGTTGCCGTGATCACGCTCAGCGCGGGCGCGGTCCTCGCCCGAGTACAGCCTGCGCAGCCTCATAGGCATCCTGGGCGCTGCGGTAGCTGTCGGGGCTGGTCCGGAAAGTCTGATCATCCCTTGTGAGGCGCCAGCCCCAGCCCGCCGAGCCCGGGCCTCTGCGCTCCACGACGATCTCTGGGACTGATCGCGCAGGCTGAATACTGGGTAGGGCTGTCATCGCCGCATTCTGATGAGTTCCAGCTCCAGCCACTTCCGAGATGTGGGGGTGATTGTGGGGTGCGGGAGTAGGACCTCGCAAAAACCCAACAAAATCAACGCCGGCTGGCGTCCCCAAGGGGATTCGAACCCCTGTTACCGCCGTGAGAGGGCGGTGTCCTAGGCCTCTAGACGATGGGGACGTGGCCTGCGGGAGGCGGCCTTCTATCCGCGAAGCGCGGAGGGATCAACCCGGGTCCCGCCGCTTTTCCAAACTCTTTTTCCGTACCCCCGAGCAGCCTCATCCCGCACCCCGCCCTCAGTTCCCCACCCGGATCTCCCCCGCCACCCGTCCGCTCCGCGTATCCAGGATCACCAACCGATCCCCATCCGCCCGCTGCACCCATACCGCCACCCGCCCCTCGGCCCCCGCGGCGATTCCCCCGATCCGCGTCCCCGCCGGCTGCCCCAGCGACATCTCCACCGCCGGTCCGGCCGGCGTGGCAGGAATGGCCTTGCCGGCGCGCTGCACGATCATCACAACCAGCGTCACGCTGGCGGCGACGATCAGCACCCCCATCCCGATGACGAGAACCTTGAGCGCGCGCACAGAACCCTCCGCTATTTCGGCCGAAACCCTGGAATTCACCGCCACCGCCGAACAGGCGGGAGACCGGCTGGACAGGGCCTTCGCCGGCATGGGCGGTCTCTCCCGCTCCCGCGTCAAGGCGCTGGTGGAAGCCGGCCATGCTGCGCGGAACGGAAAACCCACCAACGATCCCTCCGAATCGCTCCGCCCCGGCG